AATTGGGTTTAGTTTGTTTTGATACATTGTGTCACGCTGTCCTTGTGTAAGGCTAACTGCTTTAAACTCAGCTTCATTAGTAATATAACCAACTGCACTTGCGTTTTGTACAACACCTCTTGTTAGCCCTGCTGGAGCAAACCACTGGAAGCTGATGTTGTCATTATATGCAAATGTATAAAGTGCCATATGACTTGGTGGAACAACAACTGTTTTACCGTTTACTGGTTCTGTTGAACTACCTGCCGGATAGTATGCAGCACTGTATGTGTTGTTTGTTACCAACCCATCTTCACCATTTTCAGTTGCCACTCCACTATTTTGTACCCAACTAACTGCATCTGTTGGATTCTTGTTCATTGGTGTGTCAATAATAATAAATGCTGTTTCACCACGATCACTGTTTAGTGTAACTAACTCATCAGTCAATTCAGGATAGTTAGGTGCTGCTAGTAGGCTGAATGAATTTTGTTCATCACGCAAATCTGTTCCTGCTGTTACTGCGGCCATTGCAGTTGCAACATACGCACGTTGTGCAAGACGTCCAAAGCGTCCACTTCCATCTGCATGATTTGATACAGCGTTTCTCCAGCCACCACTTGCATTATATGCACGAACTGTATTTTTACTCTTAGCCATATTAACTAACATAATACCATCAGGGTAAACAGTTGCGTCTGGTGCACCAGTAACCGAATTACCAGCACTATCAGTTATGTCTGCAAATACAACACCATTTGATGTTGTTTGATCAGTGTTTGTATGCTTAACCCATGCAGCGCCATTATGTCTGTAAATTTTTGGATAATCACGTTCGTTTGCTTGATATGCTCCACTTAGTGTTGTGTCAACCCAAACATCGCCATCAGCAAGTGCTAGGCCGCCACTGTCTGTTGTTGGTGCAGTTGTACTATACTGAACATCTGTAGAAGCTGCCCAAGTATTGCTTGATGATTCATAGATATCTAAACTATTAATTGTGCTATCAAACCATAATTGGCCTACTGCGGCGGTTGCTGTTGGAAATGCAATGCTTGCATATATGCTTGTAGGAATTGCAATTGGGGCACCTACACTGCTTACTACTAAGATTTCAAATTGATCTGCACCTTCGGCTAACAAAACGCCGCCTGCTGCGGCACTTGATGTTAGTGCTGTTGCGCTAGAAGCATCTTGTGGAACGAATGTAGTAATGTCTGCATTGTCTGATCCATCACTTACACCAACTGTTGTTTGTGCTACCCATGTATTGGTAGTTGTTGAGTACTTGTAAAATGACAAATAAACACCGTTACCTGGGCTAGTTGTTTTAACCCAAACATCTCCGTTACTTGGTGCTGCTGGTTCGCTATAGTGTGGTGCTAGTGTTGCGCCTGCTGTTGTCCAAGTCGCTCCACTTTCTTTATAATATTCAATACTGTTGCTTGTTGTTGAAATTACAACATGATAACCACCAACTGGCACTGGGCTTGCTACAGGTGCTGTTCCTATAGCGCCACTAATAACTTCAACTGTTGGTATTTTATTTTCCCATAGTCCACTTGTACTATTATATACATGTATACCATATTTTGTTGCATCAGTATCTAACCAATATGCATTATTTGTAGCAAATGATGCTGTTGGTTCAACTGTTGATGCTTCTAGTCCACCTAAGTCTACGTTTGCTCGTACAATGTATGCACTTGCTCCCTGACCCAAGTAACTATAGGCTGCTAATAATCCGTATTCACTGGTTTCACTGCCTTGTGTAATTGTTGTGCCTACAGTAGTAAATGTTGGGTTACCAAAAAACTGTGTTAGTTCACGCTGTGAAGTTACTCTAACTACATCTCCAGCCGTAGCTGCTTTTGTATATTTGGCAATACCATCTGATTCACTACCAGTAGGATCTGTCTTATTCTCTCTTGTTGCTACTACAATTAGTGGTACTGTTCCGTTTCCGGCTGCGCCATATGCGCTTTCATCAGTTACACTAACCTGTACGCCTGGTGATACTAAAGCCATATTTTATCTCCTCTGGTTATATCTATCGCTGCTAGTATTTATTAGAATAGCTATATATCAGGGGCGAAACAAGGGTTAACTACGTGGTTAACTTGTACTATAAGGATCAATATGTGAAATAAGTGCATGTACATTAAATTCTAAATCCGCTAATGTACCGTTGTTGTCAATTGTATAGTCAGACATCCATTGTTCTAAACTCATACTATTTTTACTTTCAGGTGGAAGGTGATCGCTTCTATCAACCCATATACAATAGTCAAACACACCTGTATTCTTCATTGCATAAAATTCTTTTTTGTTACGTAGTCCACAATAGATATCATAAGCATTAAACATTTCTCTACCTAGTGTAGCAGGATCTGGAACATTGTAGTCGCAAATAGCTTCATACCATTCTTGACGATGGCTATGCCTGTCAGCATAACATTCTTCTTCGTTAGCGTAGCCATACTTGTCTTTCAAGTCGTCATAGATAAACAACTTACTACAAAATTTGCTACTACTTTCAAATGTGTATCCATACGTATCTCTGAGTATCTCACAGACAGTATCTTTGCCATGGCGTCCATGACCTATTACTAGTAATTTTAATTTCATGTTTATATTATAATTGGATCAGGACTGTTTGTCAACCGATAATTATACCTAAGCCAGCTTGGCCATCAGTATAAGTTTTAAGTTCATCATCTAGTTTGTCGATTGCATTTTGTGCATCCATACGTAACATGTCTGCATTTAAACTTGTACCGCCTTGTGGACCAGCAATTGTGTTAAATTTACCACGAGCTTCTGCTAACATTAACTTTGAGTATGCCAATGATAGTTCTTTAATCCATGGTAAACTATATGTGTCTGTTAATAACTCTTCTTCACTACGATACTTGTATACATGAAGGTAAACTGAATCAGTTGCTTTTACTTTACGATGGATAAACAACTTCTTTGTAGCAGTGTTCCATGTAAATATCATTTCCTTACCAAAAAGACGCCCAAGTGCTTCACGATGTTGAGATAGTGCATCAAATGTTGCCATGCCGCCAGCCCTGCCACTGTTTATTAGCATATTGTTTAAGTATGCTGTTTCAAATGGTTCAATTGCCCCTCCAGCACTACCATCAACAGTACCAGTACCACGTCTATAGATAGTATAAACTTCAATGATGTCATCAGTTAATGTGTAATCTGATACATCAACTTGCAATTGTAGTTCAATAAATGATTCTTCAACAGCATTTTCACTACGTTGTCTATACTTTTCAAATGCTTTACGGATGGCGAGATCGTAGTGCTCAGGATCGAGCTCTACGTCTACCATTTGTCCGCCTAAGCGAAGCTCTATTTCTTTGATTAATTCGTCACGTTTTGCCATGCAAGTATTTATACTATTTGAAGGCTTTTAATATTACCGTATCAGCATTTAAGCGTCCATTCATTTTAATATCAGTTGTTTTTAGATATCCAAACTGTGTTTTTAGTTTGTGCTTAGTTACTGTTTTCCAGTTAGGCAATACTTCATTTGGCTTACGTACTGTTTTCTGTCTACTACGCTTTTCATCAAAGAACTGAAGTGTGGTTCCTTTAACTTGAAAAGTAGTATGCTCTTCTGCATAATAAATTCCAAGTTTACGAGTTTTACAGTTAAACACTACTAATGCAGTTGCACCAATAATCTCTTGTGGAGGGATACTACTGATACCAAAGTCTGCATCACTTGATTTAAACTTGAGTTTCTTAACAAGATCTGCCGCACTTCTTTCTTTAGGTTTACGAACTGCACGAGTTTGTTTCTTTTCAGCACGAATGATATCAAGTGCTTGAAAAATACGTTGGTAAAAATTATGTAACTCTTTTTTCTCTTTTGTGCTTAGATGGTTATAACCTTCTGCTAACTGTTGTTGCATGTCATCTTGTTTTTTAGCAGGAGGCAAATTAACAAGTTCAGTTAATTCTTCATATGCACCTTCATAAAACTTTTGTATAAAACGAGCATGTCCTAGATTAATTTCTAGCTTACGGAATAATTTTAGAGGTTGTTTGTCTTTAAGTGGATTCTTTTTAGGATCACGAATCCAATCATCTTCCCATTGGTCTAGTTCTTCCATTTTGTCAACAGTTGCTTCTAGTAGTCTTTCTTGGATACTAGGTATGTATTTTACTTTTTTTGTAGCTTCTTCTGCTTTCTTGATGTCTACAATTTTTTTGCCTTCTTCAGCAAGTGACATAATCCACTTGTCCAACTTACCAACATAATCAGGATGTAAGATTTCTGGCTTATTTTCTTCAACAAACGCCGCAGTAGCGTAATGGCTTTTTCCACCAATCTTCCAATCAGGCAATTTGCTAATAGCCTGTTGTACTTCTTTATCATAATTTTTCTTAATATAACTTTTGACTTTATTAAGCCACTCTTTTGACTCCATCAAATAATGAATATGATACTGAGTGCCATGCCAACTAGTTAATGGAACCATATCCCAAGCACCCTTACGACGAGTTGCACGTACAGTTTTCTTTTTACGAGTTGCTGTTTTAGCCATTATACTCTCCTAAACTATTGCTGTTACTTATAAACGGTATACTATTTTGAAAGCAATGTCAAGCCATAAATATACATATGCCACGTTTAACACTTTATAAACCGACAAAAACTAATGATTTTCACTTTATGGATCGCCAGATCCGTGAACAATTTTGGATTGGCGGGACTGGTGTCAATGTACACAAGTATGTAGGACCAGCAGTACAGCCTGATCAAAATGATCCATCACAGCCTAATTACATTGAGGGTCGTGAGGTTGATCCGCTAAGTGGAGATTTTATTAATATTGACAGCATTATAAATGAAACAAAAATACAGGACTTATTGTTTTTGGAAAATAGAGATCGCAAATATGATCCAGACATTTATGATCTGCGTGGTATATACAATGTACAAGATAACGATTTTGATTTAACACAATTTGGAATGTTTTTAGCAAACGATCAATTTTATATGACATTTCATATTAATGATATGGTTCAATTACTTGGTAGAAAACTATTACCAGGCGATGTACTAGAGTTACCACATTTACGTGATGATTTATTATTAGATGCAAACAAAACTCCAATAAGTAAATATTATGTGGTAGCTGATGGAAACCGAGGAGCAGAGGGATTTAGCCAAACTTGGTATCCACACATTTGGCGTGTAAAACTTAATCCACTTACAGATGCACAAGAGTTTAATGACATACTTGGAGATGCTAGTGATAGCACATCATTGAACAGTGACATAAGCATGTACAAATCAGAGTTTAATGTTAGTGATGCAGTTGTAGCAAGTGCAACACAGGATGATCCAGATGGTACTAGTTTACTAGACCACCTGTATGGATTTGACCACCCAACGGCTGGCGGTGTTGTAATACAGGATAACACATACAATCATGGAGAAACAATAGCAAGTGGAACTGCGTTTCCGTCAACTGCAAATGAAGGTGAATATTTTATTAGAACAGACTTCAGTCCAAACCGTATGTTTGTAAGAAGAGGTTCTAAATGGAACAGAAGTTATGATAATGTAACTGACAAGACTTGGGTAGACCGTACATATAACGCAAGTGATTATATTACAGAAGATGCCAAGTCAATGGTAAACGATGAAGAATTTAATAGGAAGCAAGCAATAAGTGATGTTATTCTGCCACGTCCAGACAATAAAGTTAATAGCGAATATGTTGAAGACGGTTATGTAGCAGATGATTACGTCCTTTAAGGAAAAACAAAATGGCAATAGTAAAAAGATTAACTAAAGGTGCAGCATTAACTCATACAGAGTTAGACGGAAACTTCACTGATTTAGATGGACGGGTAACTACTCTAGAAAATACAGCAGACAGTGATAGTCAAACACTAACACTAGCTGGTGATAACTTAACTATTAGCGGAGGAAATACTGTTGATTTAAGTACAATTGGTGGTCTTAATAATTTAGTTGAAGACACAACCCCACAACTTGGTGGTGCACTAGACTTAAATGGTAATGCTATTACTGGACCAGATGGTTCTAGCATACAAGAATCAATAGGCGTATTAACAATTGCTGGTACTAACGGTATTAACATACGTAGTTCTGGAACAAATAATATTACTATTGGTGATCAAGGTGGTGATGTCATTATTGGACAGAATGGCAAAACCGTAGATTTTGTAGCAGGATCTACAATTGATTTTACAGGAACCACTGCAACAGGACTTACTTTGTCACAAAGCATCGATAGTTTAACTGATGTAGATACAAGTACTACACCTCCAGGTGTTGGACAAGTTTTAAAATGGGATGGGTCTGTAAATAAATGGCTACCAGCAAACGATTCCAGTGGATCTGGTGGCATTACGCTATCAGCATTAAGTGTAACACAAGCAAGTGCAGGAACAGCTGGATTAGTTTATAATAATGTAACTGGTGTGTTTACATATACACCACCAGATTTGTCCAGTTACTTAACAAGTGTTCCAGCACAATCATTTGCAAGTTTAACAGGCAAACCAACTACCATTGCAGGTTATGGAATTACTGATGCCGCTAGTGGATATGGCGACAGTGATGTTGCAACTTACCTAAATGGTAATTTAGACACAAGTATTATTCCAGATACAAATGCTACATATGATATCGGTAGTGCAAGTAACAAAATTAGACACTTATTCTTAAGTGATAACTCTTTATATATTGGTGATAACACACTTAGGACTTCAGGCAGCAATTTATTGTTGAACAACACGATGGTCAATGCGGATACGGAATACAACAACGGTGCAATCATTGATGTTACAGGCGAAGGTAGCGACTTCTTTAAACGAGAACTTACAGTTAATGGTGTAAGGATTATGGGTGCCGGTGGAGTAGGTGGACAAACAGCAGTTCCAGATGCATGGTTAGAAAAAGTTGGTCGTATGTTTGAACTGTTCTTAGATCCAACCGGTTCAGGTATTACTGAATCTGCACAAAGAACTGTAATTAAAACATTAAGCGGTGATACAGGTACTTATCATGCGGCAGTTGGACCAACAATACAAAGAGTAGCAAGAGGTGCTGGTGCAGACTATAGCACAAACTTCTTAACAGATCCTGGAATTATATTTTGGAACCTAACAAACTTGTTTAATAATACTGTTCAAAACGATATGGTTTGGTATTTAAATTCAACAGGTAGTGGGTATGGCGACGGTGACACTGATGCACAAGAAGTAATTGAACACGTTTTCCACACACTACACATGCACGGACTTGACGCAGTATCATTAAAAATGTATCCTAGTATAAGTTCAGATTGGAACACTGGTCCATTGTATAATGCAATGGTAGAAGCATACGACGGCGGATTTTGGGACTCATCAGGATACGGTGGAGCAGACTTTAAGACTGATTCAGCAGCATTTGAAGTTGCGGCAAAAGAATATTTGTATCTACTAAACTTTGCTATGTTTGACTACTCAGACTTGTGGGACGGTGCTAGTCTTAGTCCTGAATGGGCTGATAGTGTTAAGACCCCAGCAGGTGTACAATCAAATTTAACGCTAGGTTATGCATTATATAATAGTTATATTGCTCCAGTTATTAGTAAGCCATCACTTACTACTATCAGAAGCATATTCCAAGACGGTAATACACCAGCACAAGACGATCCAAGTCAATATGGTGCATCAGGATATGTAGTTGATGTATTTAATGGCGAATTTGGTTCATTAGCAGGTAAACCAACTACACTAGCAGGTTATGGAATAACAGATGCGGCAACATTAAGCAATATGGCACCAACAGGTGCAGTTGACTTTACAGGTGCTACTTCAATTGATTTCAATACAGTAACAATTAATAACTTAGAATTTGCAGATATTTCTGCAACACCAACTACACTTGCAGGTTACGGAATTACAGATGCAGTCAGTGGCACAGGTTTAAATGCGTCAATTGATGGACATTTAAACACTGGTACTGCAACAGGCGGCCAAATACTAAGTTGGAATGGTAGTGATTATGCTTGGGTAGCAGATCAAACTGGCATTTCTCCAACCCTGAATACTGCTGGTAATACTGGTACAGGCAGTGTTGCACTTGCTAGTGAAACATTAACAGTGACTGGTACAACTGGACAAATTAATGTAGATGCGGCATCTTTTGCACTAAGTTTTAGTTTAGATAGTGACATCAACAGTATCACAAGTATCAGTTTTGAAGGTACAACACCAGATACAAATGAAACAAAACTTCAGGCAACTGATCCAACAGCAGACAGAACAATCAACTTACCAGATGCAACTGGTAATTTGCCATTGCTAGAAACATCAAACCTATTCACCAACGATTTCAAGGTAGAAGAAGCCTACAGTGCTACACCTACCAACAAGTTTTTTGAAGTAGAAACTGGTGCTGGTAACAATAGATTTATGCGTAGTGGCATTAACATGAGCGGTTTTGGCACAGGCGTAGCGCCTGGTGTTGATCTAACTTCATATCGTTCAAGCCCAGCAGATGGTGACGCAGGACCAGAACTTGTGTTTAGAGCAAGTACAGCTGGTTCTTCCGGTTCAGTTATTGCGACAATTGAAACAAAAGTAATTGCTACAGCAAGTGGAGCAGAAACTACTGAAGTCAGTATACACACTGACAATGCAGGAACATCTGTAACTCCATTCAAAATAACAGGAAACACAGTATATTCTGCTAGTCTAAAACTTGGAATGGGTGTAGAAGAAAAGTTTTCTACAACCAATGGTGCAACAGGTGTTACAGTATTCAATGGTGTAAACGGACACGTTCATTATTTGACAGCACCAGCTGGCAATGTAACAGCCAACTTTACAAACCTAAACGGTGGGTCACTAACAGCAGAGTATGCAACCAACGTAACAGTTATTGTAAATCAAGGTGCCACTGCAAGAATAGTTAGTGCAGTGCAAATTGGTGGGGCGGCACAAACAATTAACTGGCAAGGTAACAATACACCGTCAGGAACCTCAAACGGAATTGATGCGTTTTCATTCACAATTCTAAACGATGGTGGAACATATGTTGTGCTTGGACAAATGGTACCATTTGGAGGAGTATAATAGATGCCTTTTATAACATCAGTTACAGGTAGTTTTACAGCAGGACGTAGAGCAAATGCTTTTAGTAGTGCGCCTTGGGCACCTGCTTCAGACATAACTACTGCAATTTGGCTGGATGCTAGTGACACTGGCAGTTATACACTTAGTGGATCAAATGTAACAGCAGTCACAGACAAAGCAGGTAACGCAACGGTAACCATAAATGGCACTCCTAATGTATCAACCACACTAGACAGCAAAAATACATTTACCTTTGTTCCAAACGAAGATTTTACAACCGACGAAGTTGCACAAGCCAACAATGGTAATCACTGGGCAATAGGAGTTATGCAATGGAACACTCGCAACGACTCACAAGATAGTTTCTGGAGTGTAGAATGTAACACACAATCGCCTAAAAGAGATTATGCTATCAGTGCTGGTGTCAGCAACTTTGCTGGTGAGTTGGATTTGGATGGCTTGAGTTCAAACAGGATATCATCTGTTATAGGAAACAAACAGGATTTTGATCAAGGAATAACACAGAACGCTTGGGTAATACTAGTTGCTATATTCAACAAGACAGGCAACCAGATTGCTGTTAGAGTGAACGGCACAAATGCGTTTACACCTGTGAACGATTATGATAACAATCTAAATACAAATATGGATCTACGCATCTTCCGCAACAGAGCAAACGAACGTATGGGCGGTCGAATGGCAGAGTTTTTCTCAGTAGCAAGTATTCCTGGCACAGGCAGCACAGACATTACAGATGTACAAAAAGCAGAAGGTTACCTTGCTCACAAGTGGGGGTTACAAGGTAATTTACCTGTAAGTCATCCATATAAGAGTTCAGCACCATAAGGATAAGAAATGGCAAATATAACCGCAGTACCATACTTTTACGATAAGCAATTTAGACGCTATATTCAGCAGTTTATTCGTATCTTTGCGGGCTTTCAGTATGTTAAAGGATACACAGAGCAAGGCGAGCCAGTGTATCATACAACACCAGTTCGTTACGGCGACATCAGTCGTATGGCAGCACATATACAAAGAGAGAACAGCGAAAATACATTAAGTACTGTTCCTTTTATTAGTTGTTATGTAACTAACTTACAACCAGACGTAAACAAACGAGTGTTTCCACAGTTTGAAGAAAAAATGACTGTTATTGAAAAAGAATATAATAATGCTACTAACAGTTACGAAAATAAACAAGGCAGTGTTTACACAGTAGAACGTCACATGCCAGTACCATATACAATGACAATGCAAGCAGATTTATGGACAAGTAATACTGAGCAAAAAATGCAAATGCTTGAACAAATACTAGTATTATTTAACCCAAGTCTTAATATACACACAACAAACAACCCATTAGACTGGAGTAGTTTAAGTGTTGTCGAGCTTACAGCAACACAGTGGACAAACCGTGGTATTCCAAGTGGTGTTGATGATATTATTGACATCAGCAGCTTGACATTTGAAATGCCAATACTAATTAATCCTCCAGCTAAAGTGAACAAAAGCAGTATGATCCATACTGTAATTACCAACTTACATGAAGTTGCTACTGGAGATGCTGACAGTATTAATGTGCTTAACGATATTAACGCTATCACTACTAGCTATACAGTAGTAGCAGTTGATAACAAAGTAAAACTAGACGTAACAGGCGGCATAGCCACAGCACAAATATTAAGTAAAACTGGTGCTGTAGTAGCAGATCTACAATGGGATACGATATTTAAACAATATGGTGCAGAACTTAGAGATAGTGTAAGTCAAATACGTTTTAAGCAAACAGACAATCCAAGTGATATGACTACTGACATTATTGGTACACTGAGTGGTGTTAGTGAAACAGACACATTAACTGTAACATTAGATAACAACACTATACCAGCTGATACACAAACGGCTGTTGATGCTGTTATTGACCCACAACTTAGTTACCCAGGAGATGGAACACTAACAGCCGCAGCCAATGGAGACCGTTATTTGATACTTGATGAAATACCTAGTGGAGGAGAATGGGGCACTATATCTGCTAAGAAGAATGACATTATTCAGTATAATGGTACTATATGGAGTGTTACTTTTGATGCCAGCAACAATGTATCGTCTACACACTATACCACTAATATAGTTACTATGGATAAATTAAAATGGAATGGTACACAATGGGTTAATGCTTATGAAGGTACATATAATAGTGGTTTTTGGAGAATATATTTGTAATGTTAACTGCAAGCGGTTGTTGTTTTTTAGCCCTTAATACAGGGCGTATTATGTTACAACAAAGAAGTAAAGCAGTAAGCCATCCACTTACATGGAGTTTTTGGGGCGGAAAAAGCGAGCAACAAGAACGACCAATAGAAACATTATTACGTGAATGTCGTGAAGAAATGGGTGACTTACCAGATATAGAAAAAGTATATCCTATTCATACATTTATTAGTGATGACAAAAAGTTTACCTATCACACTTATTGTGTTACTGTATACGAAGAATTTATACCAAAAACAAATGGAGAAAGTTCAGGATATGCTTGGGTAGAAATAAATGCTTGGCCAAAGCCTTTACATAAAGGTGCAAGAGTTGTATTAGGAAAACCAGATATGGTGGATAAGATTATTACTATCTGGGAAAGGCAACGTTATAAAGAAGACTTAACTAACTGGCTAGATAGTTTCTGATACTCATCACTATCTTCTCCATATATACGTTTAGCACTTTGTAGTCTTTTTTGTAATAGTTTTTGATCATCAGTCTCAGTATTTTTATCATTCCATTTACTAAAACTAGAAAGTATATTTGACCAAGTTACTGTTGTATCAGTTATATTGTTCCTATCATTTTCAGCTTGATGTGTGCCTGCTGATGCATTTTCTTTAAGTTTAGATCCTGATAATTGTACGTACTTTTGTAAAATTTTATTACGTTGTTTTTTAAGATGTGAAATTTTTGTGTTGGTTAGATACAATGTATTGTAATAAGCATTAGCCCATGCCTTAAACGGATCACACATGTCATTTACGTCACCTATATGATGAGAAACGTGCTTAATACGGATATTTTCACCAGCTTTTATTTTAGCAAAGTATTCTTTAGTGATATATTGTACAGATTGGTCAGCATATATTAATCCCGTACTGTGATGTGCTACATCAAACATATAGATATCATAATCGTCAGTGGGTGAAAACTCTAAGTCACTATAATTATGTATAGTAACATCTCCATCAATTAGCCATAAATTATCCTCTACATCCATGAGTTGGTTGTACACTGATTTCATGTTTTCTTTGTTTCTTATGATATGACATGGACGTTCAATTGTGCTAAGTTTAGTAAACTTTTTAAGTGCATGTCTATCATTAAATGAATACACATACATTGGAACCACTTTACCTCTATATGATGCAATCCGGTTAGCATGTATGGTTTCAGATTCTGAAGTTGCAGATGTAGGAACAAGTCTTAATGCATCCCAACTAATTGGTCGCTTACTTCTTTCTACACACATTGGAAATTCGTGTATTTTATGTCTATTTTCATGCTCAGGAGTAAAGTTCCAATTGAATGTTTTTAATATAGTACGTTTTTTATTTTTTAGCCAAACATACGGATATCTGTCACGATATTGATTTGCAACAGAAACATCTTCCATGTCATCTACATCAATAATTGGATATCTGTTCCATTTAGATTTTGTAATACTAAAAGCAGTCTGTATATTCGAAAACATTTATTGAAAATCCTTTGTTTTAATACCCATGGTTGATAAATGAGCACATTGATTACTTAATTGTGGATCAATCCAGATATCATAATCGTATTGTTGTAGTTGTTCTGAAAAATAAACATCTTCTCCCATAAAGACATCATTCTCATAATCCCAACTTACTTTAAACCATGGGTGTGGTATTTGATTATACACTTCTATATCTGTTAGCATAATACCCATACCAACAGCATGTACTTTATATAGTTCATTACAATGCGTATGTGGAAGATAATTTTCATCCATTGCAACGTTACGATATGGTTGTGTACGTGTACTATATGTTCCAGCTACAACTGGCTTCTGATGTGCAGACAATGTATGGTATATATTAGACGGGAACACCATGTCACTATCTAACCATAGTATTTGATTACAGTTAGCTCTTTGTGCATCTAATACTAATTGATATCGTTGGTTTTGTATTAAACTACCGTTTTCAAAAAACAAATGATATTGTACATGATTACGAACTAAATTAGCAGTTAATTGAGATAAGCAGAAAGCAAAATTACTATGACATATATCACGTACAGGAACACATATTCCTAACAACATAGTTACATCATATTTTCAGGAACAACATCATCTTGTTGTACAGATTTTTCTACATTTTTTACTTCATGATTAAGTTGGCTTGCAATAATCGTGCTACGTTTAACACAATCTTTAAACCATTCATCGCCCAAGCACGTCATGTCAGTCATAGTTTCTGTACTTACTTTTCCAGTTGACAATAATTCAACAGCACTCCGTTTAGCAAGAACCTCAACATAATATTTGATTTCTTCTTCATCACTAGTAAACGACAGTTGTGACTTATCGTATTCAGATTCTAGTCTCTTCTTTGCCATCTTTAGGGTTTTAATACGTGATTTATTCTTGCGCCAAAATGGAACACTAGTTGCATCAGCAATGTCTTGATTAACTTTACTATATTTTGCTGCGGGGGTTAGACATCTGCCTAAGACAAATGTACTATATTCAAATTCAGACATTATTTTCTCCTATGAGTTTATGGTTGTCCTCCGAAACTTGCACTTAACATCACAGTATTTCCAGAAGTAATACTTACTTGTGTACCAAGTTGACTCATTGTTCTTTGAGTACCACTGGTAAACCCATAGTGTATTTGCACTTGATTTACTGATATTTGACTACCGGTTGCAGGTAAGGCCATGTTTCGTTCCTATTTCATTTAATACTAACATATTTATGTTTCTTGTCAATACTTACTTTCCTAAAATGTCTTTCATAAGTTTTTCTAGGGTGTCTAATCTGTTACTCATGTCTTCAATAGTTTTATTTTTCTCAAGTATCATTTGTTTTTGATCTTCAATCCAATAACTTTGTGTTTTTACAGCTTCAATGAGTAGTGGTGTTAGTTTTTCATAACGTACCGCATAGTAACCGTTCTCACGTTGTTCAACTAATTCTGGCATGACTTTCATTACTTCTTGAGCAATAACACCAGCTTCACGTTTGTTTGCATCTTTGCCTATAATAGCTGCTGTTTCTTCACGCCAATCAAACATAACACCATGTAGTTGCTGAATCTTATGTACAGCATCTTCAATAGTATTGATATTAGTTTTAAGTCTTTCATCTGAACTATAGTAAGCAGTAACATCTCCAGTAAAGTATCTGTTACCTGGCTGATACACACGAATGTATTTCCATCCATTAATGTAACATGCTCTAGTTCCACTATAGTGACTATAGTTCCACAATGCTTGTGGTGTAAAGTATTTTGAACCTGTTTCAAACTGTCCTACACTATTACCAAATCCTGTGATATAAGCACTTTCTTTTCTATAATCTCCAGCACCACGTCTTGTATTTGACATGATCCAGTAACCATAACTACCAGGGTTACCACCCAAATTGTTGTAGTTATATCCGTAATCAATACTACCACAATAGTGTGCTACATCGCCAACGTTTTTAACCCAAACTTCACCGTAAAAGTAATCTGTCTGTTCTATTGGAATAAATGGGAAGCCAGAGGTATATACTCCACCAACACTTACGCCACCATTAATATATATACTGCCGCCGCCCATATCTGACTGATTATTCCAGCTAACACTGGTACTATTGAAATAAGATTGTAGTTGCTTAGTGGACCAAGTATTATCCATAGCAAATACAGTTTCTCCTGGTGTGTAGTGTCCTAGTGGATAAGTTCCGCTATTGCCATTCTGTTGTGTTGCCATAGGCGAATGCATAACAGTACGCTTATCATTAGTATTAGCGTAGACTGCGTGTATTGTGTTACCGCCATTGTCTATGGTTAATAAAGCTGAACCGGTATTCATATACCATCCGATATCGCCATTTGCTGTAATTGTTAATCTAGCTTTACTAACACCGTCAGCATAAAAATCAAATAACCTGTTGCTGTTATTTGTATGATCAGCACCAACGTCTATTCTATTCATATAGGATAACGCATATCCACCATTGCCACCTGATATTGCTATAGTTGGATTTTGTCCTGCACTAACACTATTAGCACCATTAATAGCTATTCTTCCGTTACCGCTGCTATCGCCCCAGGCATCTTTACCATCACTGTTTGTAGTAAATGACGCATCTGTTCGGAAGTTGGTGGATCCGTTATATATTATTTTACTACCTCGGCCTCGCATATATGTGCCGTCTGTCATATACCAGCCGCCACCCCAGCCAAAGCCAATTTCTTCATCTCTCATAAAACTAGCTGCGCCACGACCAAAAACAATAGCATCATTGTTGTTTAGTAACTGTATAGAACCGTTTATGTGAAGTTTATTATTACTTATTGTGCTAATAACAGAAGGATTATCATTTGTAGTGTAGCTAATTGCTGTTTGACCGATACATACGTTTCCATCCATATCAATACGCATACGCTCTGAAAAATCAGTTGAACTGTCTGATGTTCCATTTGTATAAAATGCCAATCCGGATTTAAAGTAGTTGCCTTCACCAATCTGTAAAATACCAGCACTGCGTTTTGTATAGCTGGCCCAACGTGGTTCCCATATAATACCAGTACCTACTTCATTACTATCATTCGAACTAGCACCATTTCTAACACCAAAACGAAGTTTATCTTGTGGAGTAGTATCGACACCATCTGCTAAATCTAGTCTATGTTGTGGGCCTGCTGAACCGCCTACTTGTAATGATCCAGTAATATATGTGGTTGCATCTACTTTTAGATATGAATTTACTTCCACGCTGTCAGTCTGAGCATTTATTTTCAGCATATCTTTGCCAGGTGTTCTAGCATAAAATCTATAGTAATCGGCTGAGGTTGTTGAGTTATAATGACTGCCTACTCGCCATTTATTATTTGACTCGCTAGTACCAGCATGGTAATGTAAAAGTTGATTCCACTTACCGTCTTGTGCGTGTAATTCTACATAGCCATAACCTTGAGAGTTTTCACCGCCGCCGATATCTCCAACGATCATACTGCTGTTTATACCTTCACCAAACGCATCATCAGATCTAACTCTTAGTCCTTCTGCTCCAGTAACACGAACTCCGCTACCAGTACCAGTTTTGCCTGCTTGTAGATATAAGTCACTTGTGCTTGTAGTTCTAATAGTTACATTATAATCACCGTCATCGTCGCCATCGTTACCAATGTTAATGGCATTTGCTTGTATACCATTTGTAAATACACTTCTTAAACTAGCAGTAATGCCGCCAGTTACATCAAGTTTTGTTCCTGGATTTGTTTTACCAATCCCTACATATCCGTTACTACCTGTTATACTAAGTATGTCAGCACCTTGTGTCCAACTATAGATTTGGAAAATGTCAGTGCCGTTTCCGTATCCAACACGAGTTTGCCATTTGAGTGCACCGTTAATTTTATATCGATAATGTGTTTGTCCTACTGCATCAGCAGTTACACCAGTATAAAATGCACCGCTAGTGCTTGTGTTAGTAACATTGATACCAGTATATGGCTCTGCAGGTAAATTTGAATGAACAACATCTAATCTTGTATTTGGCGCATCTGTACCAATACCAACACCATTATTACCAGTAGGTATAATTCTGTATGTACTACCACTACGCATTAATACTGGATAGCTGTGTATTCCAATTTTTGTAACTGTTGCATCACTTTCTCTAACTTTTGTAAACAAGTTAGCATCGTTAATGTCGTTGTATAGTTCTCCTTCAAAGTAAAAACGATTAGATACATTGCCGCCGCCACTAGAACTAACTCTTAGCGCATAGTATCTAACACCAGATATTTCAATTTCATCCAAACTAGTAAACATACTAGCTGGGCCTTCAAATGTTTGGAATAGGTTAGTATTGTACGAAGAAACCATATTAATACGCATACGATATGGTTCGTTTCCAGATCCTGTGTTACCACGAGCAAATATAATTTCACCGTTCATGCCACTCGACTGAACTGTACCAGTTACAAATTTTCTCATTACAACGATATATTCGTCGGTTATGCCACTGGCACCTCTGCTAACATTTGGTAACTTGAAGTATGAATATTTTCCACTAACCCCAACTTTTACATCGCCGTTTACATCCAATACAGCATCAGGACTTGATGTTTCGATACCTATTTTATTTTCATTTACATATAATGTATCTGCTCCACCTGCTCGTAATACCATTTGGTTATTACTGTGTTGGTAACGAACATATCCACTATTACTACCTTCTGTATCACCAAATGCCAAATATTGATAACTTGTGTTAGGTGAGAAAATATTAATACCTGTGTTACCACTGCCTTCAACAATAATTGTATCATGTGCACTGTTTGTTGTAATACTTCCAGCATCACCATCTTTAACATGAAGTTTACCCAGTGGTGTCATTTCACCTATACCGAATCGACCATCATGTGTCATAACCATCTTATAACCAGTTGATGATGAACTGGTACCCGCATTAGTTAAGTGAAATCCTAGATTGTTATCGTTTGCGCCGCCAGCAGTACCTTGCGCAATAAGGCTCCATTTTACACCTGTGTTAGTAGAGTGCATAGTAAACCCAGAACCTGTGCTAGTGTTACTAACCAAGTTAGTAGTGTCCCATGTAGTACCATCGTAAACTGTTAATTTAGTAGCCGGTGTCTGTGTACCAATACCTACGTGTTTATCGCTACCTTTAATACGCATAACTTCGGCTGTACTACCATCATTAAGCGGACTAAAAATAATATCTTTACTGCCACTAGAACCGCCAATGAATAGATGGACGTTTGCGCTCCATGCTGCTAATTGTATATCACCAGTTCCACCAGCATCGTAAGCAAACTTTGCGTTCCAGTTGGCATTGGTAGTACCTACATGCATTTGTGTGCCATGTAAGGCAACCATTGGACTTGTACCAGTATAAACTGCAAAATCAGCATTACCGCTATTATTATTTGCTCCATTAAATAATACAGTACCACGTACATCTAATTTAGCACCTGGATTAGTTGTACCAATGCCTACATCACCAGTACCTTCAATTGTCATCCACTGTGCGCTTAAACTGATATCATTATCTGTACCTAGTTCAGTAGTTGTACCCCATACAAACCTATCAGTAGTTTCTTCCCACATAAAGACTGGGTTATAATTACTAGAAGTTGGACTGCTATAACGTTGAAATAATAATCCAATGTCGTTGAGTGGTGTTGCTTGTCCATGGTTAAGTGTTAATACAGCATCTTTTACAAGTGTATTTGTTGTGTTTAATGTAGTAGTTGTACCACTAACTGTTAAGTCACCGGAGATAGTTGCATCACCAGTAACACTAAAATCTTGGTGACTTTGTGTTAATCCATCACCAATAGTGATTCGAGCAGTTGAACTACCAACTCTTCTTAAGTTTAAATCTTCATCATGTGATCTTATTTCACCACTATCTACATGTATCTCTGTGTTGAAATAATACTTGGATCTATCAGTGTAAAAATGAGTGTATGTACTGTTAGCAGAACCAATGTTAGTGTAACCTGAAGTGGTCTGTATTTTTAAGTAATCACCATCGTCACTTAGGGTTGGGCTACTATCACCAAAGTCAAGTGTGCCGACTCTTACATTTCCAAATAAGGCATCATTATTGTTACTTAAAACTTCAGTGTTATCTATATGTAAAGTACCACCAACAATGTTGACTGTACCATCATCATAAATTTGTAGTACACCATCGATGTTACTGACTAGATTTGCCATTCTTTATTCCTCAAAGCTATTATATGTATTTATAGCATTAGAGTTAAAGCGCCTGCTGTAATCACTAACATTCCCCAAATGCCTAATATAGTAACATAATATCTAAACTTGGTTCCGAAGTATAACATACCGATTGCAACACATTTATGCATTGGACTAATTAAGTAACCAACAAAGTCAACTGCAAAAAACCAAGGCAGATATGCAATACCGTATATACTGGCCATGATTACTGTAAGTGCACCAAATCGACTACTGCTACCTAATGCAAATGCACCAGCAAAACTTGCAAGACTTAGCATTGTAAATCCACTCCAAGTATTGATATCTAGTCCACTGTTTTCTAAAAATTCTTTGATTGCACTAGTGTTTTCTCTAGCAATATTTGCTGCAACGATAATAACAGCAACCCATCCGATTAGTTTCCAGTCTACAGAACGTAATAATTTTGGAATATCAAATGTGCGAGTAACTACCATATAGTATAGTGTAAGAGTACCAAATGCCCATAAAAAATTAACACCTGCAATTATGGCGCCAACGCCTGTTACATAAGGTAATACATAACGTGTTATACGACTTACTTTAATTTCTCTTTCACAATCATTGAGTTCAACATCACTTTCTTTTACACCCCAAACAAGATAAGAGATAATAAATGCAATGCTCACAGCCAGTAATGGCCAAATGTAGCCCATAAATTGTGTGTAAGTTAAACCTAGCACCGCCATTGGAAGAATAACTGTCTTTTCCAGTGGGCTCCAAAAATAATAATGGTGTGTGCTTACATAGTCAATAGGTCCAAACTTTTCTCGACCACAACAACCTTTATCGGGTGCAAGTGTGTCTAACATGCCAGCACTAACTGTAACACGACCTTTGATAGGTAGTAGTCCTGTTAGTGCACTTACAATAGCAACTACCGCTTTCTTACTTTTTAAATTCTGTTCAAAGAAACAGAAGATGTCGTCGAATAATCTATGTTCTTTTACCATGCCTGCAATCATCATTACAAATACGATTAGGAACAAGTATACTTGTCCGTTTAATGCTAAGTCTATGTACTCCATTATTTCCTCTTAAAATGTTTGTAATATGCATTTTGTATTTTTGATTTTATGTGTATAAAACCTATGTTGTCAAAATACTTTCTTTTTTCTAACCATTCAAGATCATGTTTTGTTGCATCACGAACTTCATGCTTATACTTTTTTTCTGTTATTGGTATTAATTGTGCAAGTGGCGTACCCGCTTTAATTATATGTACACCTTGGGTGTTCCAATATCCTTGTAAATTAATATCACTACTTATACTAGGGTCAAGTATACCTTGACAACATTCAAATATCATATTTTCATTATAAGGTAATGGCATCATCATAAACTTTACATCGCTAACAATTTGCCAAGGCGTGTTTATTTTTAGTATGTGTGGATTACTCCATGGACGTTTTGGTAAAAACTTACCAATACTGTCTCCACGCTGAACTTGTAGTGTGTCTTTACCCAATATATCATTTAGTGTAACACTTGGCATACTCATGTTAATACGAGTTGCATCTGCTTGCACTTCAATATCATGCCAAGCATGTATAATATATCCTGTTGTTAGTATGTCAACAATACCAGGACATCTTGCAATATGTACATCGTGTTTCTTCTGTTGATAATCAGCTCGTGCTAATGCTACCCACTGTGGCAAGGTGTTACGAGCAGTTGTTATAGGGTATGCTTCAGTTAAGCCTTGTACTTTGCTGAAAAACTCTATTTTAGTCGACTTGGTTAAACCTAACATTATATACTATATTGATCCTATTTCTATTGCTTTTGTTTATTTCAACTTCATGTGGCATCCAACTTGGCCATACAATTAAATCACCATCCTGTGGATCAAAGCTAAATGTATTCATAAACGGACTAAGCACGTTACATGTTAGTAATGTATTAGCTGGGTTTAATAAATTAAGAGAACCAGTGTCAGTTCCTTGTATATAATAAACTGCACTAAAGTTCCACTTTTCATGTGTATGTAATTTATTAATACTGCCTGGTTGGTTTACATTAGTCCAACTATCTATTTCAGGCGGGCCAAACTGTTTTATTTTGTTATTGTAAGTTGGATCGTGTTCCAAGTAATATCCAACTGCTTTGTTAATCGTTTCCTTGAGTTTTTGTTCTAACCAATCCGAGTTGTTGTAAGATATCTTACTGCGCCAACAACCATCATTACTCATACCAATTTGTGGATGATTAGGATTATTATAGGCTGCTAATGTTTGCTGTAGTAAATCATCACGCTGCAACTCAGTGCCGCAGTTATGTTCGATAAATGCATCACTTTGTACTAATTTAACTTGGTTCACGTTGTACTACCAAAATATAAAGACCATTCCACCATTGTGTAGGATTTTCTACATTATTAGTTATAACACGGTGGTTAATAACTGTCAAGCCAGCATTTTGTATACCTTGATTAGCACCACTAACTACACCTTGCCAATTAAAATCATCAAACACAAGTATAGCAGTATCAGCAAGTGTGTCTGCATAATATTCAACTGCTTGTGCGGTTGTAATTTCATCATGTGGTCCGTCATAAAAGAACAAGTCAATGTCATTTAGTTTGCTTTTATCTACCGCAAATAAATCACTGTCATGAATAGTAATATTGTCGCCACTTACATTTTTATCAAACTCTTTTTTTGTATTATTTGGTAGTGCAAAAACATCTAGTTCAGGCTGTATATTTTCTTCCCATTTGTCAACACAATGTATTTGAATATCATTGTTTTGAGCAACGGCGGCGGCGGTTGCTCCCATAGCACTTCCTATCTCTAGATAATTGTTACAGTGTTTACTCAATCCATATAGTAAATTTTGTACTCTTGGACTAGTTAATCCCATAATATTAATATTGTTCTCATAGTTAACACTATCAACTAATTCTTTTGCAACTGCTAATGTATATGGATTAGTTTTAATTGGAGACTTCGCTTCGTATACTAGATCACAAAAATTACATTCCCAACAATCAAATTTACAATTTTTAATTTTTTTACGCCAGGCATCAATTGGTCTGTCTTTTAAATTTGTATCTTCAAGATAAGTGTTAAACGTGTCAAATAATATTTCTTCATTACGTGCATAACGTTGTACAATACTCAGCGTATTAAAAAACTGTTCAATACTCTCTCTACCATGCATTTTAAACACATCAACATAATCTAATAACTCTACCCAATCATCACGCCAAGGTGGAATATTTGCTGTTTTTAGTGCAGTACTTGGATCTTCCACACTCCACTTTTCACAGGTACTACGACTAATTGGATCAGCAAAGTATGTAGGTGAATCTGGTGCTCTGGTGTTGTTAAACTGAAAATGTTCATCCATCATAGTACAACCACCCAAACAACCTTCGTTTCCTAATAGTGCAATTTTTACACCAAACTTGTCTGCTGCTCTGCGTATTTTTTCTAGTGCATCTCTATCCCGCATTAAGTCACGATCGATGTTGATGTAATTGAATCCTGTTTTAGCTAAATTAGCTACTTCATTTGGATGTGTGACATTGCGCAAGATAGTATTTTTAATAAACAGTTCTGGAAACTCTTTTTGTATTTGTCCAGTGCTTAACCAATGAGTATGCGGTATAGTAGCACTACGCACGCCTGCATCATATAACTGACGGAAATTTGCTATAAACAAGTCTAAGTTTGCTTGATCAGGTCTAATAAGTGTATTATTAAATGTGGCACTGATTGGTATACCAGTTCTTTGTTGTATATACAATGCAGCGTCTATTGGTGCGCCAATATCTTCAAATACATCTCCCATTGCGTCTTGAACAAACGGAGGCATACGACAAGTAAAGTACAAGTCATATATATGCTCTCGGTATTGCTCAAGGAAACTTACAAAACTATTGAATTGATTTTCGTTGAGTTTTAGGTTAATTGGTATACTGAACATTATAAATTAAGTGATGAGTTTTGGTTGGTTCCGAATTCGTCAAACATTTGTTGTACTGGCATTTGTAAATCATACCTATTATGTAATAAACGGTTACAGTCTGGAATGGTTTGACATGATTTAATTTCTTGTTCAACAGCCTGTTTTTGTGATAGTAAAGTAGCTACTTTTAAATTATATTCATCAACTGCACTGTTAACTTTGTTAACCATTTCTTGTAGTGTAATACCACGAGCTGTTGCAAGTAATTGTAACATTGGTGCATTAGGTGATTCAGGATTAAAGGATTCAGCTTCGGCTCGCTGTTGTGCCCAACTACTAGCTTCAAGATCGCTGGTTGTCAAATTTAATCCTTGCTGTCTTTTGTCATAAACTTCATCTAGCCATTTACGCATAATTGCTTTCATTAGTTTTACTGTGTTTTGTTTTTCTGTATCTGACAAATAGTATTTTTGTTTGTACACCATTTCTTCTTCACTGGCCATCAAATCAAGCTGTTCCATCTGTACAGTATTATCTTTAACAGTTATAAAGTCTCGATACTCACCTATAAACTTCCAAGCCTTTGCAACATTATCATCTAGAACAGTCGGATTGAGATGTTGGTATTCTAAAATATCAACATGTGTTTCAGGAATATATCCAATAGTCCATAAAGTCCATTCGCCATAGTGAATAATATTACGCTGTGTTTTTTCATCAACTTTCTTAAATAAAATATACATGATTAATCTTCCTTTGTCAAGCCTAATAAGGCTCTATATGGTGCGCTGGTAATACCTTTTTGCGCCATTTCATTTGCATTACTTAAATGCATTTGCAATCTTTGTTCATTTCTTACAAGATATTCACTGGCAAGTTGTAATGTTGCTTCTTGTTGTCCTGGTGACATCATTGCAATTGCATCCATGTTACCAACACCAATACGCCCGTATGCTACCATATCCATAGCTGCTTGTTTTGCCAATCTGTATGTCCAGTGTTGTGCTTCTAGTTTTTCAGACACTTCTTTATCACCGATTACATCAATTAGCAACCTACCATCTTCATATTTTCCTTCAGGTGTTTGATTAAATTTTTCAATAAGATCAAGATATGTTTGTCTTTCTTCATATGCTGCTTTTAATTTATGAAGTAATTTTTTATAATTGCGATCTTCATGTTCGATATCTAAACTAATGTCTTCAAGATCAAAACCTGATAATTTCTCTGCTTCTGTTTTTAGACGATTTAACTTTACTTTACATTTTTTAGTATCGTATTCCATTTGCTCAATTACGTCTTCTCTACTAGAAATTTCTAACATGTACTGTTTAACTTTTGCATATGGTGTAATTTGTGCATTGCCAACAAAATTCTCTGCTTTAAAAGCAGGCAATCCATTTCCATTACTAATACTTTTACTAATAATGTCTTGATGTTCAACACTCATATCTGTCGTATCTGTAATTAAATCTGTACGACTGTATGTTGTTAAATCTGTTACTTCGTTTTTCATTCTTTATCCTTTTAACCTTTCCATACACAGTGACCGCTTGATCCACCAGCAGGGCCAGTTCTTACACTTCCTGCTCCCAGTGTTGCGCCTGACTCTGTTTGGTAATAAAACTTCCATCCAATGTTGTTTTGTGCACCGTTATACATTCCCATCATGTACTGGTGGTGTTGTCCCATATCAAAGTTTTCTTCACCACTGTTGCCAACTGGCTTAGTGACAGTTCCTATGTTTTGTCCTGTGTTGTATTGTGTTTTACGTAAATTATACCCACCAGAATAGTTTCCTTCATTACCTGCGAAACCTATTCCGTGCTTACTACTTATGCCTTTTTGTTGACTACTGGAGCTACGGGCAATATCAGTTTCAACAACTGCGGTTTGGCTTGCTGAAAAATTAATTCTGTATCCAGCAGTCGCATGCCATGCATAACCTTCATATTCTCCACTATGCGATGACATACCGTTTTGTCTAGTTCCACCACCTGTAGCAGTTGTTAAACTTTGTGCAGCATACATTGTATTATTTGTAAAGTTGAATACATCTATATTGGATTGACCGCCACCACATATATACGCATATTCGTGTTCTTTGAATACAGTTGCGCAATCATTTCTACTATAAAGTAGTGTAGGACAATCTCCAGCAACTAATCCTGTTTCTGTGAACATATTAATACCACTAGTAGTTGTGCTCGCAGTACTGTGTGTGTTATTGGCATTCCAAATATAACCGTAAGTTAGCCCGCAGCCACCGCTACTGTAACTCCCCTTTGTATGTAATAAGTCTCCTAAATTAACTGTTAAATCTGTTTGGTGATTCATACTGTTAACATTTAGCCATGGCACACCACTTTGATATCCGCCCATTACATAGCTTTTTGTAATGATTTGTCTAAATAAAAACTGTCTTTGCTCTTGACTAACTTGCCGCCATTCACTACCATCATATAGTTCCATGGCTTTTGTTTTATCATTAAAATATACTTGCCCTTGTACTGGACTACCTGGTCTTGATGTAGCACCTGCAACACCGCTTGCTACATTAGTGTTTCCTCTACTTTGCCAAGTTGTTCCGTCCCACTCCCAAACTTTGTTATCATGTACATGCATTTGTCCTACACTAGGACCACCTGGAAAACTTATTGCCATTAGCTACCACTCCATCCACAATGTCCACTAGACCCGCCAGGAACACCAGTTCTAATACTACCAGCACCCAATTCATAGCCGCTGTCAGTATAATAACTAAACTTCCAACCACGATTATTTTGTACACTATTTCCATACATTCCTAGCATATATTGGTGATCTTGTCCCATATCAAAATTCTCTTCTCCGCTGTTACCAACAGGCTTTGCAACATTACCTATATTTGTTTCTGTACTAAATTGCCAGCGTCTTAAATTGTAACCACCTTGATATGTTCCTTCATTACCAGCATAACCTTTACCTACTTTACTGTTAATACCTTTCTGTTGGCCATTAACACCACAGACACTGCTCGTAGATATTGCCGCAGTTTGGTTTGCTGCAAATGTAAATTTGTTTCCTGCGCCATTAGGATAAACATATCCTGCTGCTTCACCGTTTATGCTTCCCATGCCATTGTTTGTGCCGCCTGCACTAGCTGTTGTCATACTTTGTGCAGCATACATTGTATTATTTGTAAGGTTAAACACATCAACATTTGTTGTTCCACCACCGCAAATATAAGCATATTCTGTTTCTTTAAATGCAGTTCCACAGTCATTTCTCGAATACAGTAATGTTGGATTTCCAGTAGCAACACCCGTTTCTGTAAACATATTAATACTGGCAGTTGTAGTGCTTGCAGCATTATGTGAATTATTTGCATTCCAAACGTAGGCATAAACTTTACCACATGCACCACTTGCATAACTTGCTTTTGTTGCTAGCAAATCTCCCAAGTTTACCATTAAATCTGTCTGGTGGTTCATACTGTTAACATTATACCATGGACTACCTGACTGATATCCACCCAGAACAAAACTCTTGGTAATAACTGTTCTGTGTAAATATTGTCTATTATCCTGACTAACAGCTACCCATTCTTCACCATTAAACATTTCCATAGTTTTATTGAGATCATTATAGTAAACTTGTCCTGAAACTGCAACGTTATTGGCCGGACGATTACTTAATGTACCAATAAATTGTATTTCATGATCGCCACCAACTTGATTCCAGCTGACACCATCCCAATACCAACGTAGTCCATTATGTGTATGAATTGCGCCAACGCTGGGCGATCCTGGAAAACTTATAGCCATATTATACTCCAATAACTACGTATATTTATTAGCCTTTCCAAACGTTGTGTCCACTACTACGCCCAGCAACACCAGTTGGCTCGCTTCCTGCTCCCAATACTGTGCCACTATCTGTTTCATAATACCACTTCCAAGTATTGTTGTTTTGTGCACCATTATAATGACCTGTGCAGTATTGATGATACTGGCCCATATCAAAGTTTTCTTCACCACAGTTACCTTGTGGTTTAGATACATTACCTATATTTGTTTCTGTACTAAACTGCCAGCGTCTAAAGTTATATCCGCCGCTATACGATCCTTCGTTGCCACACCAGCCTTTTCCTAATTTACTGCTGACGCCTTTTTGCTGACTATGTGCTCCAGTAACACTGCTTGACGCAATTGTTGCTGTCTGGGTTGCCGCAAAAGTAACTTTATTACCAACGCCGCTGTCGTGCCAAGCAAAACCTTTATCTTCACCGCTAAACGCACCCGCATATCCAGAAGCCTGTGAAGTTAAACTTTGTGCACCGTACATTGTATTTGTAGTTAAGTTAAACACATCTACAGAGGATTGGTTGCCGCCAATAATCCAAGCGTACTCGTGTTCTTTGTGTACTGTACCACAGTCATTTCTTGAATACAATAGTGTAGGACAGTCGCCTGCAACTAATCCTGTTTCTGTGAACATGTTAATGCCAGCGGTTGTTGTGCTGGCGGCGGCATGTGTGTTATTGGCATTCCATATAAATCCATAAGTTAGTCCACATGCACCGCTACTATAGTTTGCTTTTGTATGTAGTAGATCGCCCAAGTTAACACTTAAATCCGTTTGGTGATTCATACTGTTAACATTATACCAAGGACTACCTGACTTGTAGCCTCCCATAGTAAAACCTTTAACGATTACTTGTCTATGTAAAAACTGACGTTCATCCTGACTTACATAACGCCATTCATCACCGTCATACATTTCCATTGTTCCTGAAAAGGTATTAAAAAATATTTGTCTATTAACAGGATTGCTGGGCCTAGTGCTTCCTGTAGGAATGTATGTCATTGTAACACCATTCTCGTCATAGGCTTCCCAACTGGTGCCGTCCCATTGCCACTTAAATCCATTATGATTGTGTATTGCCCCTACACTAGGACTACCTGGAAAACTAATTGCCATTATTCACCTTTTAACTTTTCAATCTCTGCTTTAAGCTGATTGATTTGCTCTTGTTGTTCTTTCATTGCTTCAATAAGTGTACCTACCATGTTTCCGTATGCAACTGATTTTAGTCCATCGTCATTAGTATGTACTACTTCAGGTAAAACTTCTTCTACCTCTTGTGCAATAACACCACTGCCTTTTCTACCATCTTTGTCAAATGTAACACCACGTAATGCTGTAACTTTATCTAATGCATTATCGATAGTTTGTATATTACTTTTAAGTGTTATATCTGAGTATGCAGTAACATCTCCACTTGCAACAATGTCACCTGTAACATTAAGTGTACCACTGTTATTACCAACAATAGTACTAATTGTTAAAGAGCCAGTCATTGTGTCGCCTGACTTGTTTACAAAGCCAGCAGTACCAAGTGTAAATGTATCCATCCATGCGCCGTTATAACGTATTTTTAGTTTACCTTCATCACTATCAAACCAAAAATCATCGTTTACTAGTGCAGTTGTTGGTGCACTATCACTAGTATAAATTGTGGGTACTTTTTTCCAACGTTGCCATGTGTTATTATTTTTACCACGTAGTGCAATGTTGCCACTACGATAATCACCAGCAATTTGGTGATACCAAAGTGTACTGTAACTTTGTTGATATATTGCACCGTCAGTTGCGTTTCCACTAAAGTTGTCAACGTCACTAGTGTAATAGTAAATCCCGTTGCCGTCTGTGCTATTTGCAGCTCTGCCGCTATTACTACGAGTATTAACAAACTGTTGTCCGTCAATACTTCCAACTGTAACTGCGATACTGTTGGTCCAGTTAGCACTACCGTTAACACTTACACCTGCTGTACCAGTGGCGTCACCAGTTAGTGTAACTGTAGCTGTGCGGGATGATGTCCAAGTATCAGCATTAGGATGGTAATTATCAGCAAAGAAACGGTTCCAAGAGGTTAAACTACCATTGGTTAACCTGCGCATGTAAAAAGCATCAGTGTGAAAACAAGCTGCTAAATCTACATAGTAACCACCGCCATTGTTATGGTTCATAACAATATGATGATACCAATCACTAGTTGGGTTTGTAGGTGTGCTACTATTTAGCCCCGTACCACCAGCGCCTGACACATCAGTCCACTGTAATGATCCTTGGCCATATGTAATAGTCCCCCCACCTTCTACTAACTTAGAATGTGTATGGCTATCATCACCTACTGTAACACTCAACGTAGCATTACCAAGGTTTGTAAATGTAGCACTACCAGTTGCATCTCCAGCAAGTGTTAGTGTTGGATCGCTAGTAGCTGTTGTTGCAATACTTACATTACCAAGATTAGTTAAGGTACCACTACCAGTAACAGCACCAGTTAGTGTTACTGTTGGATCTGGTACGTTTTCAATTTGCGCCCAGTTTACCATACCAGTACCTTCAGTACCTTCATTTTTGTTAGCGTTAAAACTTACACCAGTACAGTGTAGTCTACCTACACGGTTTTGAATACGCAGTGCTGTAAAATTTTCTAATCCACTAGCAAGAAATGTAACTGTTGAACCATCATGTTGGGCTGGATTACCGTGGTTAACATTACTAATACTTTGTTTTGTATTAATTCTACGTAGGAAAACTAGTCCGCCATCCGACTGAACACCTTGAACATCAGCATAGCCCCCAGTATTCCAAGTTAACTGTGACATATATGCAGATTTCATTCCGGATGGAATATTAAACTGTAAATATCCAGTACCGTCATTATATGTACTTGAGTTGTAAGCTCCGTTAAATTTTGGATCGCCCCAGTTGGTAGTACTGGACGTTTCTGTCCAAGTTCCAGAAGTAGCGTCTGGATTTAGAATATCAACTTCTTTTTCGCTGTTTTCTCGTTTAACTTTTGCAGTATTTGCACCAACGGTAATCTCTGTATCTGCATCAAGTGTACCGTCGATCTGTAGGTTACCACTACTGTCCATGTGAGCTTTTTCAATACCATTACCGTCTCCCCAGTATGTGCCAGCTGTGCCGCCATACCAGTTAAAATATATACCATTGTTTGATGCACTTGCATCCAAGTGTAAGTTACCGTTAGTAACAGCAACACCGCCAGTATTAGCGTCTAAGTTGGCATTAATACCACCAATACGTAGGTACTTACTGTGTGAACTATTTGGACCAAATGTAATACTGTTGTCACCATTAAAGGTCATATTCATATCTTCAATAGTAAATGCGTCAGTGTCTGTTACTGTTGGTGTGTTATTTCTTCTAACGTGTATACCACTGTCAGCTCTAGCACGTATCCAAGAACTGTTACTCTGAATATACATACTTGCAGTATTACCATTGTTAGCAAAACTAATACCACTAATATTGTCAGCTGATCTTCCTAGTAGTCTAACCGCACTAGCACCACTATCAGATAAAACAGTAAGTGGGCTTGTCGGACTAGTAACACCAATACCAAGTTTAGCATTGGCATAGATAATATCATTACCCATTGACATATAAGGACGGCTTGCTGTACCACGGTTTATACGTCCAGCGCCATCAGTTGTACCGCCATCACTTGCAAAGAAAACTAATCCGCCAGCATTACCTGTTGAACCATGTGGGTCAACAGTACCCATAATTTTACCAAGTTCCCATTCATGATTTGTATTGGTTCCTCTAAAATCTAGTGTTGTTGTTGCATAACCATATACATCATGTTTACTGTCACCATGACGATTTGTTATAATCATATCTCGATATGTACCAGTTGTTTGTATAGCATCTGTACTAGTAGTACTATTCCAGTCCGGAACCACTGTGCTTGCTGCACCAATACCGTTAGTATACAAGTCTAGTTTGGCTTCTGGTTGTGTTGTACCAATACCAACTGAGTACCTATTATCAGTACCAGCATATGTATGTTGTTTTAGTGTTATCATTCTTGTTAAATTTGCACCACTGTTTAACAAACCTAAATGTGCAACACTGTCATCATCAGCGGCAGTTCCTGCACCGCCACGACCACCTTCAATTAATATCCCTCTGTCATTACCGTGGTTAACCAATATAGCAGAACCACTATCATTTGCATCCGTACCAGATTGGAATCTAGCAACTAATCTAAATCCGCTATTCTCGCTACCATAAACATGAAGTTTAGGTGCATCAGATCCATACTGTTGTTGTGAGGGTGTATCTACATTAATACCAACATTGCCTGAACTGTTAACAACTAACCATTGATTTACTAAACTAATATCAGCATCTGAGCCATCTTCTGCTGTAGTACCAAGTACAAATTTATCACTAGATTCTTCCCACATAAACACTGGGTTATAGTTTGAATTGGTTGCAGTGCTATATCTTTGGAATACTAAACCAATATCATTACTTGGT